AGATTTTCACGGTCGCCTTTGCAATTTGGAAGCGCGCTACCATAACCAAGATATGAAAATGAGGACTGACCCATGAATGAATTGATAAACCCATTTGAAGCAGATAAACCTATCAATCTGCTCAAAATCGAAAACTTGGAAGAGTTAAAATATGAACTCATGCGAAAGTTTGAGATCGACATCATGGAAGGAGCGGCTGCTGCCATCGGAGTGAAAACCGAAGATGATGCAAAATTCGCTCTTTCTATGGCTTTACAATCCAGAAAACTTGAAAAAGCATTGGATGATAGCCGACACGAGATAATCAAGCCCCATTTTGATTATCAAAAAGCTATCAATAAACTTGTGAAGGATTTCAAAGACAAGTTAAACCAGATTGAAACCAGTCTTAAAGCAAAAATAGATACTTGGGTTGAAGACCAAAAAGACAATCCATTTACCAAAGTTGACGAGCTTAAAGTCGAAGACGGTTCTTATACTCGAAAAACCGCTTGGGATTTTACTGTTATGGATGAAAGAATTATCCCAAGGGAATACCTTCAAGTTGACGTGGCAGCCATTGAAAAGGCTGTAAATACTGGGGTTAGGAATATCCCAGGCGTAAAGATAAACCAAACCGTAAAGACCACTATGCGAGTTAAAAACTAGGAGCCTATAATGAAACAACAATCTTTTTCAATGCCCTCACCTGCTGAGATGCAAGCCTTAATCGAATTTTGCAAAGTCATGGCGAACAGCCCATTTTACAATAAACTAGGGCCGGGCGGTGTTATGTCCATTTTCCTTACCGCCAAGGAATATGATTTGCCTTTCATGGCTTGCCTTAATGGTGGGTTGCATACGTTCGACGGTAAAGTCTCATTTTCTGCCATCATGATCGACGCTTTGATCTTGAAGGCAGGACACAAGACGGAAGTTCTTCACATCGACGAAAGCAAAGTCACCATCCGATTTATTCGAGGCGACCGCAAAGGCGATAAGACTTATAAACCGTTTGAATACACATACACCCTTGAAAAAGCCAAAAAGGCAGGATATCTGAGCAAAAAAAACTGGCAAACCAGCCTTGACGATATGCTTTATTGCCGTTGCCTGACTGGTGGCGGTCGCAAGCACATACCCGAAGTTTTCGTTGGCGTATTAGTGGCAGGTGAATTAGTCGGAGATGATTCCGATGGCGATATTCAACCAATGCTTCCTGTCAATGTTGCGGTGCCAACTACCAATTTGCTACCAGAACCAACCAAACCAGTAGAAGCACCAAAACAAATAGAACACGTGCCAGCCGAAGGATATAACGAATTCGTGGCAAGACATGGATTGATATTAAATAGCGATGGCACGGTGCCTAGGAAACTTGAATTTGTTAAGAAGTCGGCCGAGAAGGCTAAAATGCAGGAAGTTCAAGTGGTGAATTTCGCTATCCGAAACGAAGCTGAATTTGATAAGAAATTCACCAAATGGGAAAACGAAAATTATCCTATTGAGCAAGGAATTGAGGCTCCTCGTTCAATGGATGAATTGGCCATGTAAAGCGGCTTTACAAATCGAGTCGGTTACATCTTGTAACCGACTCAAGATTACGGCGTCAAGTCTACATGAAGCCCTGTTTCCGCTTCAATGACTTTTTCGACTTCGATTTCAATTGGATTGTTTTTTCCCAAGAGTAAAACGGAAGCATAACCGACAATGACACATGAACCAATAATAAGGATGACCCATTTGTATTTCTTGACGAAAGCAACAATAGGGTCTGAAACTTCATCGGGTAGCGGACTTGTCATTTGGACAAACCTAACCCTGCGCCTGGAGTGATAGGCACGTTGACGGTAGGCGATACGTTTGGAGTGTTGCTCGCTGTGTCGTCTATTACGTCGTCAGCCATACCTTCGGTGTGAGCCATAGATACGTTATAAGTGCAACTAACAGCAACCACTGCGGTTGCCATTATCAGGCAAATCAAGGATAATTTTCTCATATTTTGGCTCCTCTTTTTCTAAGATTTGATCTTGTTTTAAAACTACTTGTTTACTCATTTCTACCAAAGTTTTTAGATAACTGCAAAGCTGATTGTACTCGTTCCTAGATTGCACGAGAGCTTGAGTCGTCAGATCAAATCGAGCCTGTAAGAGTTGCTGTTGTAAAACCAAACGTTTAGGAGCGCAATCTTCGAGTTTGACTGGTTGCGCTCCATCTTCGGGAATCCACCACGTTTCAATAAAATTAGGACATTCTTTGCAAGACTTGCACATTTTTGATTTAACAAAAGGACATTCTTTACCGCATGAAGTGCTTTGCATTAATAATCCTTGTTTCCAATTACACCGACGTTTGCCAATGGTCGCCACGTGTTGCCGTGATTATGACCTTGTACGGCTCCTGCTGGATTGGCGCTTTTTTGATTTGTCGAACCAACACCGCCAGTTTGATTGGTGTTGAATGTGTTATTTGTAGATCGGTTTGTGCTGCTGACTTTATTAGTGGATAAATTTCCTTTTTCGTCAGAAGTATAAATCAAAAATTGGTGAGAGTGAGCAGGAATTTGTTCGATACTCAAAAAAGCGTTATCTTGTTGCCAAGTTCCTGCCGTGTTTCCTGCTGTGACGTTCCCAGCATATGTTTTGCTGAAATCTTGAGCTGCAAGTAAATTACCGCCTGTATTAGCTACAACTGACCAATTTGGAGCAGGAGGCAAAGCATTGTAAAACCACATCCTCGTATTTTTAGGAAAACCGACTTGAGCGAATTGCACACGAAAGTTTTGAGGAGTTCCCCCTATTGTCCTGCTAATCATTAGCAAGTCAGTTTGTACAGGCGTTCCACCTGGAATCGGGTCTAACGCTGCAATATTGATTTGACGGATGGCTTGCACAGCGATTTGATAATCAGTCAAACCCTTTCTAATCAGCATCAAATCATTATTTGCCGCGCTGGTTGCGACTGGAAGATCGCTAAGATTTACAGGCGAAGCCATATTTACTCCTTACGATGGGATGGTTTTCATTTGACCGTATACAATATAAGGCCCTGTTCCCCCTGAAATTGTCACTGTACCACTGGCAGAAATTGAAGGGGTATTAATTGTTACTTTTTTAATATCTACAAACGTAGCTCCAACGGAAGCAGGAGGCAAATAAACCATGCCATGATAAACGGCAGCCGCGTTGCCAGTATCGACTACGTAAATGTAAGCCAAGCCACCATTGACTGAATCGAAAATAACATCAGTTGGTACAGCATTGCTCGCGCTGACTGTATTTCCTTGAGCGTCTTGTTGACTCAAATAAGCAAGCCATCGGTACGTATATCTACCGAGCCAATTAAACCAGTTACGAGGAGGAAATTGTTTCAATGTCCAACCGTATTGCTGATATTCAGGCGGTGGAGTAAGGACGTTGTTTTGCAATGAAATAGGATCGACTTGATCTAAATCTGCCCAAACAGGCAAAACCGTGGGTTTTAGTACCATATTTTCTCCTTAAGGTGCTGGCGGTATATTACCGTTAATTTGAATTGATTCTGTCATTTGCCCTGCGCCAGTCGTATCAATCCTGATAAAATTAGGCGGTTCCCCAATTGCTTCGGCAAATCCTCCCCCAAAATTAGGATCGGTAGTTTCACCTCGTTGAATGAAGAAATCGGCTAAACCTGTGCCGGGATCAACTTGAAACGGATGCAATTCATTTGGGTCTGCTATATTGGGAGCGACATAAAGCTGCTCATCAAATGGATCGCCTGAAAAAACAAATGGATTCGTGTTGTACGTTGCCAACAAAGCAGCAAATGAAACTCCTGCAGGGCTAACGTTTTGAATAGCCTGAACCAAATCGCTTGGATTGGCAGGGAATATCAATCCATTGGTCGTCATCAAATAAGCGGCTGGATAAAATTCATCATACCAAATGGTTGTGGCATCAGTCAGATATTTCAAAATCGTAATCATTTCCTCAGGCGTGCCATGACTCTGATTAATGAATATTTGAAATTGTAAATCTTCCCGATAAGAAGCATCCGTTTGGCCTGGGATTCTTGCAAGACCAAGGATTTGACCGAGTCCATCCAATTGAACGCCTTCCGCTGTATTCAAATAACGCATGGTTTGCAGCAATTGCTCTTGCGTATTCAATACTTGAGCTTGACCGCTCAACGCTTTGACCACTTTTTGAAAGTTGGTTAGCGAACCATCGGGATTTCTGATTTGAAATTGCGAGGCCAATAAGGCCACCGCTCTTTCAAAATAATTCGGAATGTCAACCATTTTAGACCACCGTCACTGAAATTCTTTCTAAATCCCAAGTCGAGATTTGATTGTCTGCTATTGGTATGTCAGACGTTCCCAAAGTATTTGGAGACGTTCCTATTGTCATATTACCACTTGCGATGCCTGGCACATTGAAGATTTGAGCTAAGACACGCTGAAGCAAGACATCAATACCAACTCCCAAACGAACTCCATAATTGAATATGGCCAATGCCACATCTTGAACTCCGTTATTTGGGAACGTTTCCTCTGTATAAAGAGTTAACGCGACTTGAACCCAGATCGTAATCGCGCTTGGACGACTGAAGAAGATGATCTGAGTGTTGCCTTGGGAGTCGATGATCGGGATGCCGTTCCCCCCGTTAACATTACCAAAAGTTTCGATTCCAGCTGGCTTTGTGAGCCAGATCTGATTTGCGACTGCTTCATCCGTTCCCCCTTGTACTACTGCTTCAAATGATTTAGGCGGTCTGCCTCCGTTTATGGCAGCCTCCATCGCTGAAACATCCGTGGATGCTTCGTCTACTGTCAAAACTGTCGAAATATTCGTTACAACCGTTACTGTTTGGTTTCCTGTTCCACCAAATGAAGCCGACGCAACCATTGGCAAAGCTAAAAAAGCTGCCACTAAATCGGTCATAGTCGTTGCTTGATTGGTATTAAAAGGAACCGTGAAATTATTCACCGTGTCGTAAAATACCGTTATGGTATCTCCAGCAGTGAATTGATCTGGAAATGCTATAACGATGTCTGTTTGCTGCAATGAAGTATTTTCAAACACTGTGGCACTGGTTACTCCAGGCACTTTTTGCAAAAGTCCTGCCGTTATCGCTTCAACCGTTGCCGAACCCAAAAGTTTGATTGAATTTTGTCTTCGGATTCTCAATTGAGCATCGGTTTCAACTACTGTTCCTGTGCTTCCTGCCACGTAATTATTGATTGAATTCCATCCTGCAATTGGCGTGACGATCGAAGTTAAAGTACCAATTGGGCACGGTATGGGACCGTAATTTTGCGCTACAAACGTGATAGGCGACGCTTGATAAATGACTGATAGATTGAGTCCAACGCTGCAAGAAAACGGCACTGAGGGAGCATTAGCGGTGATTGTGAGTGTTCCATCCATATTATCGACGCAAGTCCAAGAAGGAGTGCCTGCGTTTATGATGGCTGTTAGTGCTGCGGTGATTGCGTTTTCATTAGCAGGAGCCAAAAACGTAGTGACGAAAGTGGCTTGTGTTGCTCCACCAGTGATATTGATGGAATTTACAATGACATTCCTGCCAGTTAAAGGCGTGATAGTGACGATATTTGGGTTAGTTGCTACTGCTGTACAAGCTGTACCTGAATCAAATGCCTGAATGGCAGCAGCGACGGCCGCTAATGTCGTATTGCTATCCGTCGTAAAGTTGACGTTTGGCAGTTGAACGCCATTAATCGTAATAACTATGACATTGCTTGCCACGAATATCGGCCCGACGTTTGAAAAAGTCACCACAGGAAGCGAATAAGTATAAGACGTGTTATTTAAAAGAACGGTGTAAGGTTGAGTTGTGACATCATCCACTTGAACTTGCACGATATCGGCATTTGATCGAGTGATTGAACCGCCATGTAAAGCGAAGAACGTTTCGCCTGTGGTCGTGATTTTTGCCAGAGAATTGGCAGGAATGAACGTGCTTTCTACGCCGTCACACGTTGCGACTACCGAAGTTTGAGTCGCAGGTAATCGGGTAATGCCGTTCAATTGAACCACGTTGTCTAATGAAACGCCAGCAGCACTATTCGGGTATTGGGAAAAATAGACATCTTCCATATTTTCCCAAAGATCGGCATAAACTTTAGCAAAAATCCCTATCAATTGTCCTGCAACTGATTGAGGATCGGTATTAACATCACCCAAAGAAGCGATGAAATCGTCTTCCAAAAACTGCTTTACATCGGCAAGTCTGGGAGTATTGAAACCTTGAGGAGTTAATCCGTACGTCATGGTAATATTTGCTCCATTTCTAAGCTTCCGTTTATGCTTCTACAGCCGAAATTTACTGTAAATTTTCTGTTTACGCCATCAAAATCACTTGAAAACGAAGTAATATCTATGATTCCTGCCGTATTGGATATTTCGTCTTTTAAAAACGTTTCAACTTGTATCTGATTTGGATTTTTAATAAAGAAATACTGATAATAAGGAATACCAGCTAAAATATTTAAAAACCATTCTCCTTGAATGAATCGTAATCTAATTGCCAAGTTTTGGGCTATTTGATCGACTCCTCCAACTAAAGCCAAGTCAAAATCTTCAAAAACTAAATCGCCTGTTTTTGGGTCTAATGCTATATCAATCATGGTATAGTCCCCTGTATCGCTGTTAAATTAGCCTTAGCAACTACGGCCGCAGCTGCAACCGTTGGATAAGGAGCCGAACCAGTAAACGCAGTGAATGAATTGAGCAAAGTAATTAATGTTTGAAGCAATTCGATTGTCTGAGTTCCTATAGCTATGGTACTTGCGGTTTCGATTACGATAGCGCCAGTTTGTTTGATTCTGATTTTTGATCCTTTATAGGTCAATAAAACATCGGTATTATTATCTGCCGTTGATGTCTTAGTAAAAGGATTGAATCCGACGATTGCCACCGCGTCCGACAAATCGAATTTCCTATTATCGTCAGGAGTCACTTGACCGCCTTCAGTAAGCCATTTATCTGTGCTGCGTTCATTAAAGATCAGGAGGCAAGTGTCGCCCTCAACAACTGGGAAAGTGATTCCTCCACCGCCTCCTGAAGGAAACATAACTGGAACGTTTTCAAGAACTGGCATTGGTGTGCTTGTCCCATCTGCCCACGCTTTATTTAACAATGGTTGAATAGACGCTTTTTGAAGATTGAAATCATAGGATATAATCGCTCCCGGCAAGGCGGTGTGAACGTTGACTAAACGGCCTTCAATTCCAAGATCAATTGCATCATTGAGGGTTACTGGATTTCCCATCAGTTAACTCCTATAGTTGCGCCTTGAAGCAATTCGGTACATTCAATTTGTGACGACCAAAGAAACCCGAAAGTGTCTCCTTCGTGTCTGATTGTTTCAACTCGATACGGTCCTCTAAAATTCAAATGAGCGGAGGCTAAATCAATCTTAGACCCAGGCAATATGAATGGATTCAAGGCAACGTTGACTTTATAGCCTGTATTGCGCTGGTCGATGGATCGGTATAAATCTAACGACCGATACGTATAACGCTGCGGAATGCCCTGCATACCGTTTCCTTCATTAACTTGAATGATAGGCTCGGATATCGTGCCATTAATCGGAATGACTTGAAGCTGATTGTTTTGGATGCTCCATTGTAAGCCCAATTTGGCACAAACGATATCCAAAGCGTCCTTGCCTAAGCCAATGAATTTGTAACCTTGACGATACACCAGATTGTTAGAACTAGCAAACTCGACAAACTGAAGACCCATTTGAGCCGCGATGCCGCTAATGATCGTCCTCGCTTGGACATTCGCCGCGTATGAGAGAGAAACTCGTAATTGATTAACGTATTTTTCTCCGTCTCCGCACTCAAGGACAGTGACAATTTCGGGCAGCTCGTAAATGTGACTGACTGTGGTTGTGTCACCAACAAATAAGACCTGTGGCCCTCCATCTTCTCTATACCCTGCGTACAATGTGACTTCATCTCCATAATCCTTGATTAAGTTTCTGTTGTCCTGACTCAAATTCCAAATCCTAATGACCGCGGAATTTGTAGTAGAAGAAGTCGATTTTAAAATGGAAAATGATACCCGCAATCCTTTGATTAGGATAGTGGCTATATACCCATCGAAATTATCGTTTCTAATCCGAACTTGAAGCATTGCCTCACGAAAAAACTTCATGCTGTCGTAGCCTCTAATTCGCCAGGTTCATAATAAATTATCTCGGTTGTCTGTCCCATATCGAAACGCTGTATATCAGTCCATAATCCTATGACGTTTTGACATAGGATATCTCCCAATGGCATTCCTGTAATCGCTTTGAATTGTGCCGTTAAATCAAAATTGGTGACCACTTTAACGCCCAACAAAATTGGTTGGTCGTTACGATCGAAAATATTCATCACCCAATATTTATTCATGGCGTTCCATCTAAAATAAAGAATGAAAATAGTGCTTGAGAGTGTGATCTGAGCTTGCCATGCTGCTGGTTCTTTAAATGGTATGATTTGCATTAAACAACTCCTGCGATTGCGCTCAAATTAACTAATACGTTGGGCAATACGGCCGTGGGAATGCTCGCCAAACTCTGCACGCCTACATTGGTGGCCGATGATGCCTGATCTTTTAAACTAAATTGTGGGTCATTCTGAATAATCGGAATGTTAGCATTCTCAGCCACAATAGCTCTTGGGGTAACATCTTGGATTCCTGCAAAAACGTTCCCAGTATCACGCAATACTTGAATGGTATCATCGAAAACAATTTTTTGAAGTTGAATATTGAATGTAAGAGTTTGACCTGTTTTTATAGTTCTAGGTACATCCAAAGACGTAATTGCCATGTTTTTGTAAACTTTTAAGCCAGTCACTACATCTATAACGGTTCGGCGTTCGTGAATTTGAATCAATTGATTGAAGGCAGCGACCGAGCGATTGAATGGCGCGAAGATATTTAATGGAGTGTCAGTGACAAGACCAGACAAAACCACTACATCGGGTTGGTTGATTATGTGATCGCTAACGATGGTTCCCGATTCAACTGGGTAATAAGTCACTCGTGAGCTGAACTTGTGTTCCTCAGAAACCATTGTGTCGAAAGTGACCAAAGAAACGCCTGTGTCGCGCTGTTGAATCTTGCTTTGAGCGTATTTCCTGCCGTATATGAGACTGAGAACCATTATTCCACCTGAGGGTTATTATTTATGACCTCGCGGACTTTTTCATCCCAAAACGAATTCATGGATGCTTTGACAGTTTCCGCTATTATCGCTCCTTGCTGAGCGTCCGTAGTAGGAGGAACATTTACCTCAATCCTGTTATTGTTTGTGATACTGGATTGATTTTGGTTATTGATGCGAGCGGTTTCCTGTTCGCGTAATCGTCTCCAAAAATCAGCGTCGTCTTCCATGACTTGACGCTGAACTTGTTGCAAATGACCTTCACCAAAAGCTGTTAACACACCATCCACGATAGCTTCGCCAACAAATTTCAATGAGGATAAAATGCCTTCTGATTGTGTTTTTTCAGCTATCAAATTCAAACCACCGAAAGCCTGAGTTGCCAAAGGCACGGCAAACGATGCGACTTTATCAGAGAATTTCGTCCATTCCGTTTCCAATTGATTGATTTGAGTCTTGAATTGCTGAGCGATTTCTTTGTTTTTCGCCAGTGCTTCTGCTGAAATCCTTTCCTTTTCAATCAATTTGTCGAATTCGTCATCCGTCAATTTGAATAAGGCTTGAATCGCAGAAGACGTTTGAAGGTCTACCTTGAATATGTTTTGGATGATTCTCAACTGTTCGGATTCATCAGCAAATCTTTGAATATAGTGCCTAATGTCATCCACGGCTTGTTTTGAAGTGGTCACTTGATTATTGACCATCAGCCTAACTGCACCATTCGATTGGGTAACTAAAGTCCTAAATTCGTTGTTAACCCCTCTTGAAGCCTCTTTTATTTGAATGGATAAATTTTCAAAGAAATTAGTGAAGGTTTCTGGGTTAACATCGAACTTTTGGAAAGCGTTTTGAAGTGCCGTTAAGTCACTTACTGACGTCTTTGTAAATTTAGCTATGGCATCGTTTTTTAGAATCTTGTTAGAGAAATCCTTAGCATAATCTACGATGCGATTAAATGCCGTTCTGATCGTCAAAGCAGCAATATCAAACTTCGTTTTGAAGTTCGATATGGCTTTCTCGAATTTGTCCAGATTGGTTCTATCGAAAGCGAAACTTAAACGTGTAACCAGTTCTCTAGCAATTGTCATTTTCTAGTCCTTCTTCGTTGATCTTCTTGAAGGTCTAGCCGCATGTCTAGGAGTGCATTTGCCCTGTATACATCATCTAAATTCCATGTGCGCTCTAATTCCTCAAGAGAAGCTATATTCTCCATGACCAACCTCCAAACAGGAAATTCGTCTTTTATTTCCCTGTGAAGGTTTTCTTCGTAACGTTTGTCTGTATTGGTTCCTCCGAAAATGATGGGATTCCAATACCGAGCATTGAAAAAAAATTTGCGAAATTCACCTCAACCACGAATAAAAGCAATTTGTAAAGCGAGGCCATATCCCCTGCAAATTCCAAATCAAAAGTGGCAGGTGTCAATTCCACACCGTTTTTTCTTACTCCTTGAATCATTTCCATACATAGACTTTCAAATAAATTTTCATCCAATGATTGAAACATAGATTGTAAAGCCGAAGAATCTGCACTCACAAAAAAAGAGCCAAACGTTTTAATCAATTTGGCTTTGAGTCGAAGAGCACGCCGAGCAGGAAGTTGAGTGACTGAATAAGTCGCTCCGTCAATTATTTTTTCTCTTGTTTCGATCATAACTTTCCCAGTTTTTCAGTTTTTTAAGATGAACTATTAGAACCGACAAACACATCGGCTTCACTCATGGTCAATATCCATTGACGATCGGAAATATCTTTGCCGAAGGACGAATTGGCGTATTGAGTTACCCATGCTTGAGCTGAGAAGTAAATCGAATTACCGCTTAGGTCTTTAACCAAAACAGGAAACACTCCTGCGTTTGTCGCTTCGTCAACAGCCATCAAACCGCTTAGAACGTCGTTGCTTGGGCTTGATTGCTTGAGGGTGAGGGTAAGTGTCCCTGAGAAGTTATTCGTCTTCCCACGTGTCACTAAACCATCAGCTCCAACTACAGTATTCCAAGTAGGTTCGTTACGGTCGATTTCTAAAAACGTTCCATCGGAGAAACCAGACATTGGCACTCCGCTTATCGTGATAATGACCTGCTTTGGGTCGTATGTTCTAACTGCCATAATTGCTCCTAAATGTAAAGCTGCTTTACACGCTTACGGTTCCTGTAATTTGAACGGCTTGGATTGCTCCAGCTAACGTCGCTTGGAATTTTACATTCTTCAAGATACGATTTGTTTTGTCTATCGCTGGCACTGAAGCGGCAGTTGGTACGAAAATTTGATAAGCAGGGTCTTGAGCAATGAAATTGTTATCAATGCCTTGCTGCAACGCTTTTCTTATTTGGCCTTCAATCGCTGTGATTCCTGAATCAGTATAAGGAACTTTTGGCGAATTTACCAGAATCCTGTAAACGTAAGATTGAATGGTCGATGTCAACCAATCAACGCCTCGAATAATGTCAATGTATTCGCCTTGTGCCATTGTACCGCGTTGAGTGATCCCTACGCCTCCAATGTATTCATACGTGTTAGCTGATTTATTGAATGCGTTGTTTTCTTGCGTTGAACTCAAATCTGAATAGGAAATCGAAGCCAACGTTTTGAACATCCAAGTTTCTGAACCCGGTTGGAACGGAAGAACATTACCGAACCAAGCGCACTCAGGATAATCATCCGCTGCTTCTTCGTGATACATAACGAACGTTCTCACATACCCTGCGTTATTAAACAGAGCAGCGATTGAAGTTGTATCCACGCCTGCTGCTTGATTGATGATATTCAAATCAGCGGAAGTGGTTCCAAATATTTTGATTTGAGTTTCAATCCATGCAGCAACCGCTTGAACCGTTGCGACTGTTCTATCGGTCAAAGCAAGAGCATACCAGTCATCATTGACGACTTGGATAGCTGTCAAATCTGTGACCACTGAACCACTTGGCACATATGGCTGAATAATCAAACCTTTTTGAATAACCATTGCTTCGGCAGGAAGAACTTGAATCAAGAAAGCTACGTTTGAATCGCCAATGATTTCAAAAGAACCATCTAAATTATCCGTTGCCGAAACTGGCACTGGACTAGTTATTGCGTTAATCAAGTCGACTAGCCCAGCCGCAATTTGCTCATTATCAGCCACATTGTTTGGGGCTTGATAAATGAACGAAGTTCCATTGATTAAAACGGTGTATGCTTGATTTGGTATTGCTTGAGTGATTAAAACTCTTGCTTGAACTGGATTTGTTATAGAAGTAGAAACCGCTAAAGTGTAAGGCACTCCAGAAACGTCGGCTGTAATTGTTAGAGTTCCATCTGGTGTGGCTGGGGTTGTCGCAGTCACTCCTAAATCTGGGCTGAATGCGTTGATAGCATTTGCCAAAGCATCGGCGATCGTATTTTTGTCTGTGGGTTGATTCACGTTTACAATGGAAGCAGTCGCTTGAGATGCTCCTAATGTCACCGTAAAAAAGTCTATTACAGCGGCTTGATTTGGATTTGCATGTAAATTTAAGACGTTATTATCATCTCCACTTACTGTCACGGTCGCTATACCTGGGCTAAATCCTACGTTTAACGCTGTTTGGACTGCCGTAGCGATATTTGACATAGTTGTCAAATTGTCTGTGTTGAATACAAATCCACCTTCTGAAATCGTACAAACAGGTTGAGTTGCTCCCAAAGTAGTTATGACACTATTGACAGTGTTATTTCCTGGAGACGTAAACACAACTGTAATTTGTCTTGCCCCTGTGACCGTTGAACTCGCTACGCCTGTGGCCGTGCTGATTTTGGTTGCAACCGCTGCGATAGTAGTTGCTTGGTCAACACTGAACGTATTTGCAGAGAGAGCAACGCCATTAACTGTAGCAACGATGCTGTTTAAATTCACAAAGTCGATATCAAAATCCAAAATAGAAGTCACTGTTCCGACAATATCGCCATTCAATGAAACATTGATTCTATTTCCTGTCACCAATGGGCCAGATTGAACCATTGTAGCGATAGGTTGACTTGCTCCACCAGTGGTCACTACGCTATCAACTAATGCGCTAGATGACGAAGCAAAAACGACTGTAATTTCTCTCGCTCCAGTGACGCTCGCGCTTGTGACTCCCGAAGCGGACATAATTTCTGTTGCTAAATCGCCGATGGTCGTAGCTTGGTCTGTATCCCAAAGAACAGCCGTTAAAGGTGCTCCATTTACGGTTGCGACGATAGAATTTCCAGTGACAAAATCAATGTCGAAACTAATAACCACGGTCACAATACCGCTTAAAGTAACGGTTGATTGTTGAACTGCCGTAGTCGAATTAATCGAGACATCATTGTCATTAATGGTTGCAGTATATGTTTGAGCTGGCATCGCTGTTTCTACATCTATGCCAACTGTGTCGACTGTACGCCGACCGATAAGCAGAAAGGGAGGAGTGACAGGCTGAGCAAAGAAATCTTGCGCTGCGATATATTCTTTATCGTATGGATTGAAATCAGTCGCGACTTCTTGCATATTGGCATATTGACGGACAAGATCATTCCAGTTTTTATTTGTTCCCAGAATCATCAAAGTCCCAAAGCCAGCTTCAGAGACGCTTTGAGTCTCCCTCGTGATTTGCACGTTTACGATACTGCTAAGTGGCATAGCCCCTCCCTAAGTTGGCGGAATTGTGAATGTCTCATCATATACGATATTTCCAGAAGCATTTTCAAATACTTCTTGTAACTCAACCGTTTCGATGACACCTAAATTGTCTGTGTAGACATCAGCGATTCTAAATAGAATGTCCATTGAGGCTCTTTGCTCATATCGCGAGTCTATTAAATCTGTAACATCATTAATTGGAAACCAATTTACAAAAACTATTCCATTTACTCGAAGACTATCTAAAACTGACTGTTTTTGCAACGAAGTTCTCAAATTTTGCATTACCGTTATGGGGTCTCCTCCATACGCTTGGACTTGGAGTGTAAACTCCCTATCGCCCACCATTGCAGAATCGCCTGAAGTATTCAATGGGTCTTGCGTCCAGTCCCACCCGATTTGATTCACGCTCGAAATGTAAAGCGAAATGTAATCGACCGTTGGCCTTGGTGCGTTGGGGTACAAATAAATAACTGGCATTCCGTTTGGGATATTAGCCACTGCCCAATTATAAAGATTGGTTCTTACAACCATAAAATCAATAGTCATAAAACCCCCGGCAATGGATGCAATCTAAGAGCAACAAACTTATAATGATTAGTTATGTTAAAATTAGCGTTATTTTGCCAGTCATTAATATTAATTACTTCATAAACTATTCCAGTGAATGGAGCTTTTAATACGGTAATTTGGTCAGGGTTTTGCGCCGTCACTCCATAAATCTCAGTCGAAGTATAAAATTTGAATTCGGCCTTGTCGCGTCGTCCTTCGGGAACCAATGCCACATCTTTGCCAAGCGGTTGAACGCTTGCAGTGGCAGAAATGATAAAGGGTGAATTGATAATGGTTACAGTGGGTTGGCTTGCGCCTCCTGTGACGGTAAACACTGAAACGACTGAGAGCACAGGCTGCAAAGGAATGATGGTAATGGTCTTTAAATCGGCTGAAATATCGACTTGCTGAATGTTCGGTTGTAGCAATATTTTTGCTTGAATCAATCCCATTGTGACGGCCGCGCTCGTCGTGAAAGTCGTTGGGGTAAGCGCTACGCCATTAAGCGTAATATTGACAACATTCCCAGTAACAAGCACAGCAGATAAACCAATTTGGCTTCCTTCTTGCCACACTCCATTTAAATAAAATCCTTGCGTGAAGCGTCGTATTTGTATAGGCGTTCTAAACACTTCAAATGGAGTCAATGGGTCAATAGGAGGAATCATGTTGGAATTACCACCTTGTGACGAACTGATTGAATCATTTGCCCGAAGTCAATCAAAGGCTTATCGCTCTTTTTTTGAGCTATCGTATAGGGTGAATTGGGAGGAGTACGAATTGCCCGGATCTTTACTTGAATCAAATCAACGCCATACAATCCTATCAAATTCAAAGATTTTCTAACGGTCGATTCTCCATCTATGATCTTGCCGTATTCGGTAGCGATGACGTTGCTAATTCTGTCTTGGTTTTCATCAAAACTAGTTCGCATGAAAGGACGAGCAGGAACGTTCCTACTTGGAACTCCGAACTCGTTTTCAGCCGCAATTTGAGCCATTGATTTGCCAGCTGCTTTGCGTCTTCCACCTTTCGATTGAGATTTTGTAACAGTGCCTTCTTGAAAACCGACTAAGACATAAGAATTGCCGAGCTTTTCCATCTCAGCAAATTTCTTATCGTATTCTTTCCTATAATCTGAAAATGACTTAACCATTTAGCATCCTCCGCAACCACAACCACCTCCACCTCCCCAACCAAAACCGCATCCACAGCCAGCCGTGACTGGCATATTTTGAATGATACCCCCAAGCACTACAGGCAAGTTTGAGACGGTACTTCCGATAGTTGTTCTCTTCACCAAATCCAAATAACTTCTTCCATAAGGCGTCATTTCTAACGCATTCATGTCTGAAGCTACATTATAGCCGAGAGACAAATCTCCCTCGGCTATATTGGAAATAATGCCAAGATTGGGATTGGCAGCTATTGTCAAATAATGAGCCAATAAAAAAGCAAATACACTCGGTCCACAGCACGATAAAAACTGAAAATTGACTTGGCATTTAATCAGGTCGTAAAGACCGTTATAATAGGCCAGCCTATCAGGATCAGTGGTGTAGAACTGTGGCGCATATAAAAACAATGCGCTTATGACTGTATTACTTGAAATGGTCGTCATTTTCTTGCTCAGCCTTCACTTTGGATGGATTCCTAATGGTGTCCAATTGCAATTGAGCTGCTTTGACTACTGGAGCACGCCCATCAGAATCAATCAGTTTCTTTAGCAATTTAATATCGAATATTTTAGGAATGTGTTCGAGCATGTCTTCCACGCTTCGTTTTCCATCCTTTCCAATATTCTCACCCATAATTTGAACCAATTTTTTATTGATCCTGGCTTGAAATAAAGGATGGGCTTTCATCAAAGCAAGCCTTTCTTCCGTGACTTCATTGATTCCAGGAAGAAGGCGAACGAGTTCGCCTCCTTTCAACATAACTCCAAAGACATTTTTCCCAGTGTAATTAACCAAAGCCATATTAGATACCTTCCCCAAATGCTAGTGATAACGGATAATAAGTGATAATGCCGCCGTAGCGAGATTCACAAGGCACAACAAACTCTAATCCACGCTCTTGAGGAGGATATTGAGTGAATGGCATTGGAATTTCCATTGTCAATTTATCTGGATTCTTATCGTAAACGATAAAAATATCTGTTCCTGAACCACCAGAAGGAGGATCAATACCTGCTCCTGTCAACTCAGGCACCCAATCAACTGTAGTGATGAACGGGTTATTTTGGATGAAGTATTCCAAAATAGTCGTGTCACTTGTTGAACTACGTGGAGTTGAAGCAATCTGAGTGTACTGCTCAATTGGCAGCAATACTGTGTTTGGCATTTCTACGCCTTTAGTCAGCTGAGGAATGCTGTTTGTGATCGAGTTCAAATCTCTCAAGATTTGATCTGGAGTTTTATTAATCCAAAGAGTCGATGCGCCCACGCCATCATTTGGCACAAGGTAAGCAGGAATGTTTGGAGTATTCAGCAAGCCAAGGATTTGGTAAGTAGAATCACCAAACCAAGCCAAGCGATTGATCTTTTGGTCATTCGCGCGACGAGCTGCGTTAGCTTGTCTTTGTGTAAGAGAACGGCCAACATAAATGGCAGCGCGAACTTCTTGCACTGAATAACCATAAGAAACACCGATTGATTTGACTTGAGTGGTGTATTCTTTACCAGTGATGTCAGCTCTTGGGAGGTCATCTGCATAGGATTCAATGACCCTTGCAAGACCGACTTCTTCAAACTGAGCATACGTGATCGCTTGAGCACCTTCGCCAGCCTCTGTCGAGATGGGAATGTGCTTGAAAGCTTTCATTTCTGGGAATTCAATATCATAAGATTTACTTTTGATATATTCGAGTTCCCGAGCGAAAAAGAAAGTTTCGCCTGCGTCCTTTCTAAGACTAGCGAATTGATTAATCACCGCTAAGTCATGAAAGTTTTGGGTATTAGATAAATAATTCATTGAATTTTCTCCTTAGATTACGGTTGATTTATTTCTAAAACAGCCAAGTTTCCAGCGGACGCACTTGTAATCCATCTCACAATGTTATTTGAGAGAAGAATTGCGTTGCCACCGTCGCTATCACTTCTAAATCCACCTACGCGAGGATTTGAAAGTGTTGGGATCATCCTCCAATAAACTGGACTGTCCGAAGTCACATTGTTTTCAACCGTCACATATATCCTACCGCGTGTTAGGCAAGCCACCGCATCGCCTGGGATATAAGGAGCTGCACCAGCTGAACCTTGAGGACTGCCTAGGTTCATCTTGTTTTGAATGAAGACCGATACGCCGTAGAATACGTTATCATTGGAGTAAACAGTCGTCCAAGTTACCGCGCTACCTGAGCTTGTCACAAACGTAGCAGTCACGCCGAAGCCTTGTTCTGCTTGAATTGTGATCGTATCAGTACCGTTAGAAGTCGCTGAGGCAATACCATCTTGGGCAGCAATCAAAGCCGCGATAGCTGTTAAAGTAGCCGCGTTGCTTGTTGCATACACAACAGGAGTTAAGGCGATGCCATTCAAAGTAACCACGGTTGAGTTAGCTGCGCTCAATGGAGCGGAAAGCGTCACTGCTGCGATGTCTTGGTGTGGCAATCTCACCTGCATATCCTGCCCGATGATTTTAGCCAAACCGTAGCCTGGGAAAATCTGAGGTTCTATAGGAGAAACAGGAGATAGAACGTTATTGAAGCCGATGTCATAAAGCTCACCAGCTACCCCAACATTCATTAAAAAGTTATATGATAATTGTGGCATGGTTATTTTCCTCCCATAGATTTAGGCTTCCAAGCATTTTTTTGATTTCTAATCATTGCTTTTCGAGCATCTACAGCATTGGCGCGATCTTTTTCATCTCTGTCTGGATCGCTGTCCGCTTTATAATTAGATGGAGTTGCAATGACTTTAGCGGCAGGAAGTTCTTCAATCGCTGCATCGAAACGAGCATTGATATAAACTTCGCTTTTGCCCTCTAATTGAGCATTTGGCTGAAGAGATTTGATTAAGCATTTTTTGAGTTCAACATCGCTTAACGCATCCATTCTCAATAAAGTATTTCTATCGAGATATCGCTCTGAAATTTTTTCGAGCTTTACTCTGTTTTTCACCCGACGATCAACCTCCGCAGCATCAACTTTTGAAACATGCGGAAGATCGTGCGGATAGTGTTCGTTCTTAGGTGACATCACCACATGATTCTCCATGTTAGAGGGTTTTTCATAATCTTTAACGTGAGATTGCATCCCATAGCTATCTACAGGGTCTTTCTCTTCTTTCCCATTAGAACCGATTTCATCGTTTTCTAATGGATGATGAACCGCTTCAGGATCATGGTGGTCTTTATCCCGAAGACTATCACGCTCCGCCATCATTTTTTCATGCTCATCTTTCAGCGCCATATGCTTGCCCATTAGGTCTTGGTGTTGTTTCATCAACGCCTCGAACTTATTGGCAGCATCGTCTTCGAGCAAGTACTCTTCTGCATCAATTTTAACTTTTCTTTTGTTAGCCACTTCGGCCTCCTCTTTTAAGATTTCCTCTGCGTCGTCACCATCTAGCGCAATCCTGGCTTCAGGCCCTGCTCTAGCTTGATCGACTAAAGCGAGATGATTATAACGAATATTAGTTTGCCTATATTCGTAAGGTTCACCATAATAGGTACCTGAATCTGGAATCAAATCAACCGTATAACCTAATGACAATTCATTTTTACGCTTGTCTTTGATTTCTTGGACAGCATCTTTATCAGTGACCAACAAATTAGCTACTATATAAGGGAGCTGTTGCTCTACCAATTCGCCTGTATATCCTATAGCAAGTTTTTTAGCATTATCGGCGTTGACTAATCTTTCAGAAGGATGGCCGTTAACCACAGGAATCATCTTTATTGATTCCAAACTTTCTGGCATTAAAACATCGTCAGGATGTCTCAATTCTTTTCTTATCGTACCGTCAGCATTTTTATAAAGGAAAACACCGCAACGAGTGACAATGGCGCGAGCTTTGACATAACCTTCTTGGGTAATTTCGGTTTCGCCAGGCACTATGCCTTTGTCGTATCTAGCGAGACTTGTAAGCGTCGTATTTTTTAGCATCTAAACCTTCGCGCTCTTTGTGCCGTTCTTTAAGTGCAGGATATTTTTGATAGACTTTTTCTTTGATTCCTTCGGGATTTTTGGCAAAATGGGCTCGTGCCAAGGCATTCCTGCCTCTAGCCAAGGTATTAATCGGGAATGTTTTATCGGGTCCTGCAAAATTAGAACCCTTAACGCCCGAATATTTTCCAGCATTTGATTCACCGGGCTTTTTCCTTATTTCACTTATATTTTCTGCAATTGACATCATGACCGGGATGGCCAGTTTTTGCAGGAGGATCATCCCATCTAAACTTTTTGCCATCATTTGCTCTATGTGTTGCCCTGACTCGCTCGTCGCCTGACGTTTGCCATATGTATTCTTCAACGCCAACTTCTTCTTGCCTTAGTTTTGTCAAACTTGCATTTAATTTGGTAGTTTGATCTCTCGCTATCAACTTAGCACGTCGGTGAGTAATTCCAAAAGATTTTTGAATACTTCTGCTTATATCAGTAAACCTCTCCCCCTGTTGAAGTCCCCGCTCGATTTCTCCTGCAACTCTCTCAAGCTCCTCTTCTGGCAATGACTTAATGAGTTGGGCGTTTTGAGAAGCAAAGAGACTGAGTTGATCGCTAAGCCAAGGTTCATCGACAAAAATATCAAAACCAAAAATGGAATTATTGAGTTTTTCTGATTGTTTTTTGTTGAATTTTGCAATTTCTACTCCTATAACGTCAGCCCCTAATATCGTAAGACTTACTTTATCCTGTATAGCTTTGCCTATGTAAATAATCAATCCTTTTAATCTATCCAAATATGCGTCATTTCGATCATTTGGAGTTTTACTTTGAACTTCGGCGATCATGGAAGGAATTTCAGGAATTAATATTTCTTTAATTAATTTCTTTAAATCATTAGTTAAAGAATAAAGTAGCTTGTCGTATTGTCTTTCGGGATTGAGGGGGAATAACCATTTCGGAGGAACTTTCGCCTTCCGTTTTATCCCCTTTGCTTTCCTCATTTCGAGTTGAATTTGAAACTCTTTTCTCATTAGAACGAACTCGCTGGCGATCTAGGTAATCCTGTTCCCATGTAATTCGGACCTTGGGTGACTTCTGGCCCTGTGTTAGCTTTTTTCTCTTCTTCAAGCATTGCGATTTCGTCTTTATCAGGGTTATTTTTTTCCCTCATTTTTTCATCAATCTCTGTATTCATGCTCCATTTGTTGCCGCCAAATCGAGAGATTGCCACTTCGTCAGGAGTTAACACGCCACGATCAATATAAATCGCGTCAGTTTCGGCCACTGATCTTCGAGTGAGTGCGTCTTGTTCTTCGGTGTTTTGCCATAATGGCACGAATTGGAGCGACCAATACTCTGGTTCGACTCCATTAAACGGCCCATCTTTGGAAATCATTATATACCGAATAAGCTTCTCAAGTACGCCACGAAGCTTAGATTCTTGTTCTGTCTTAATTGCGTCATAGAAATTGCGGACATCAGATTCACCAGTCGCGTTAAGACCAGCTGGACTTCTTCCGAAAAGTAAAGAAACAGGTATTCTAGACACAGCTGACAAAGCAAGCATGAAGCGATCAATAAGATCGGCCACGCCAGAGACATTAGTCGTTTGCTTTTCGTAGGTTTCTTCTCCATCTAACAGCATTGTATTGGTTGTAGATTTGGATAGGTTGAGAATATTAAGACGCTTCAAAACGTTCTGGTCACCACATTGTGAGGCCATAATCGCGGTAAGATTTGGGATCTTCAAAACTCCGTTTACGAAGTCTTCCATCATCGTCGCAGTATGACTGAAGGCAGTGGAGTAATTCCGAAGCTCTTCATAAATCGTCTGAACGAGAGGATCGCCCCAACCTTGGTTAAAGTTCTGCCATCTTGGGGGGAGGATGTTCCAGTCCATACGTAGAATCCGACTGTAATGCACAAAAAATACCGCTCCTGTTCTGTTGTCATTAACGGTATAGACGTTCGGAAATCCGTAGTTCGGGGAGTTGAGGTCTGACTCAAACGTCCCATCTCTTGAATAGCATTGATAACGGTCAAAGACCCTGAGCCACTGAACATCCCTAATCCCCTTTTCATCGACTGGTTGATCTAAAGGAAGGCCGTCAGCAATGCCCATAATACAAACAGCACCGCCGAATAACCTAGCCCACTTAATAAGATTTCCCATTGCCTCATTGACTTTAAGCTCCTCAAGTTTGCCTATGATTTTACCCTCGGAATCTCCTTCGAGTTCCCATCCTTGCCTAAGCATTTCTTGGGCGAATATATCAATAATCAATCGCAAAACACCGTCAGAACGATACATTTGATCTAGTTCGGAGCGGTTGAATATGTTTGTTATTCTAAAGAATGCGTTCTGTTTTTTGTCTCTGCCACAGATACCTAGTCCTGTCAATACGTTCATCCATCCGTCACCGCGGATAAAATTGTCGTTATTGACCTGTTTCACTTTCCCGATTAAGTGTTTTTGCTCTTGGATATACGTCAGTGGAGCGTAACCTGCTGCATCGGCTTTAACTAATCCTTTTTCTTGCATAATACCTCTTACATTTTGACTAACGCTTCAAAGTCGTAATTATCTTCCGTCAACATCCCGAAAGCTCCACTTAGAGCGTCGACTATGTCATCGTGTACTCCTTCAGGGAAATTTTCAAGTTCTCTGAAAAAGTCTTCGTTCCAATGTCCTCTTAAGACTCTAATGTTTCCTGCTTCCGCTTGCGCTGATACTGGGCTGGCTCGCGTGACTTTATCTTTTTGCACCTTATATGGCTTGACTGGAAAACCGCTGAGCATACGGATGAGGAGATCGACTTCCGAAACGCCTGCTTGGCCTGGGTCTTGTTCGATACCAATTTTAGTAAAATTTCCATCCTGTATAGCCATATTTTTAATTGCAGTTTGCACTTGTAAAGGGCTTTCTTGCAATCGTACAATGTCAGTTACATAAAATATTCCGTTTCTGTCCTTTGCCATTTTAAGACCGACAGTGTAATCGGGATCATTTGTTTCCGTCTTTTTAGTTGCTGCCCTATCCCAATATCTAACAAATGTAAGATTCCTTGGCAAAACATCAATGACTTGGAAATAATTTCTTTGAAAAAACATTCCAGCAGTTGGTCTAATATTCCAATTACCAAATAATAATTGTTCTCGCTCGAATCTTGGTAATGCTTGTAAATTAGCTAAATAGTCTGGGTTAGTTTCCAATAATATTTTATTATCATAGACATTAGAAGCGATAAAAGAAACGCTTTTGGGTAAACAATCTGGGAATTTGTCTTTTAAATCTTCTTTACTATTCGCCCAATGTGTTTCATCGCCCACGACCACAAACCATCTAATTCGGCCTGAACGCTCCAAAATGGCATAACCTGTCTCGTTGTCAATCCACCAGTCGATGAATTTCCTTACCCATGAATCTGGGTCTGGGTTGGTGGTTGCCCTGATATATGGTTTAACGCCACACAATGAACGATTACGCGATAGCATGTAGACGAATTGACCCCAAGTAAAGTGCGTTAACTCGTCGAATCCTATCAAGGCTATTTGCGAGCCTTGCCATGAATATTTGTCTTGTTCCATATCCATGTGAGCAAATTTTACGACTGAACCGCAGGGAAAGTCCCATTCCATAGAAGAGATTTTTGGAATTCCTTTGAACTTCATAAATAATTCTGCCGCTGTGTCCCATAAACCGCCTGGGTTTCTGACTTGATTGGCGTTTTTTCTAAAGATCACGGCTGAAAACCCTGGAGTTTTGTAATGCCACAACGCTTCCAATAACAAAGCGTAGGTCTTACCGCCTCCTGCTGCGCCACCATATATGACAATATCGGCATCGCAAGCGAGGAAATCCATTTGAGGGCCTTCTTGAGGCCGAATTCTCTTTTCAACCAACATTATCTATGTCCATTGTCAGGTAAATCTAAAATTGTTCTTTCAGTCACTTCTTCGGTTTTCTCTATTTTTTGGACTGTTTGATCAGTTTGTCCAAGTATATTCTTACCCAAAAATATAGCCATACCAGCGTTTTTCTCAGCCAATTTGAATTGAGTGCGTCTTAAACTGGCTTTGCCATGACACATAAAATCTTGATAAGCTTTTTGAAATGTCTTCCCAAACTCACGCTTGCACCATTTATCTAACGTGCGTTGATGCGTGTTCAATATGGCTTCGATTTCGTCTACGGTGCATAAAGCACGGCAAAGGTTCTCAAATATCTTCGGGTCAAAATCCCTTTCAGGACGGCCTACAGTTCCCTTTTTACCCAATTTAGAATCTTGTTCTGTTCTTACTGTTGGCGTTGGCGGTCGTTTACTCATGCTTTACCTACAAATTCCCATGAAGTCGTAAAACGGTTCTTGGAATCACCTCCAAGCCCAATTCCTGTTTTGGAATTATTGACTTGTCGGCCTTGATGGCAACATATCCAATTCTTGTTTTTCTTATGCGAAGCAATGCGAGCAGGATGGCTTGTTGTTTCACGATATCGTTTTCCAGCTGCGACGTACATTTTAGCTATTTCATCCGTCATAATGCGTCCAAGACCAATTCCTTGATATTCTGGCAACACCACCAAACGATGGGTTTTGTAAACGTTCTTAGCTTTTGGGTGAGGAAAGAATATGACAGAAACAAAGGCACACGGTCTGCCATCAATCAACCCAAGATAGCATTCAACGTTATTCGCTAAGGAATGGCTCAAATAGTGATAATCTTTGAAAGCATTCCAAACCTTCCTTTCACAGGAGCGAATCTCGAAGGATAGATTCGGTCTTTTTTTTTTGAGTCCCTAAACTCCTTTAAATCCATGTCTAAGACCCAGTCAGGCTCAAGCCATTCTTCCACGTCATGATGGCAAGTGACGGCCACAAATTGCTTGTGTTTTTTCCTAAATGCCTTTGCAACCGAATGACTGACCACTTTGGCGACTTGCCTATCGACTACCGAAGTGAATTCATCGAACACGATTAAGTTTTCGACGTTCAACAAACAGAAAGCGATGTCAGCACGCATCTTTTGACCTGTAGAGAGGTATTGATAAGGCGTGATCCATTCAGGCGTGCTACCCATGCCTACGTGCGTTAATGCGTTGATGATGTCCTGCATATCATGCGATCCCATGGCTTCAACGAGCGGCACTTCGACGTTTGAAAGCACTCGATCTTGATAGACCGTACCGAAAATATGGCGAGCAATTAAGCTTTTTCCTGAACCAGAATTGCCCACGATCAATCCAATTTGCCATTCATTGGGGAATTTGAACTCAAATTTCCAAGATTTTTCGTAAATTTTGACGTCTAAATCGTATCTATCCCTGACCCACTTGCTATTAAAGTGGTTCGATTCCGGTAATCGTTTGCTTATGTTGATTTTTACAGTGTCAAGAGTCGGCACGTAAGCCCCCTCTGTTGCAATTCCTCATAGAGTTCTCTTTGCTGTTCTTCGGTTTCGCAAGTAACTTCAATTGCCAGTTTTTCTTCTGGGTCAATGCCTTCGACTTCCTCGTCTTCCTCGCTGCCTTGCCCAAATTCGGCTCGTGTCCAGCCTATTTCTTCAAGAAAGTCTTCTTCCCAATGACTCGAAAGCATGTCTTGGTCAAAATCGCCAGTGACCTTGTTTGACGTGAGCAAATAATCGTCCACGTGTTCTTGGTCGAGTTGGAAATCAGGTACCCTCACTTCTATTTCGCGGTCTTCCCATCCCAAAGCCTTCATCGTCCTAATGCGTTGGTGACCTGCTATAATCATGCCATCAAGATTGACAACGCAAAGCTCGACGTAATCGTGCTTCTCAAACGACCGTTTCAGCTTCTCCGCCATGAACTTGGTCAATATTCTCGGGTTGTAAGGATGATCCTTCAACTCCGCTATTTTCCTCGTTTGAGTCGACCATATCGGTTTTCGTTTCTGTTCGCTCGGTTTCTTTTTCGCCATTCTTTTTCTCCTGTTCTTCCTTGTATTTCAAGGCTTGGGCTAAGTTATAATTCTTAACAACTCTTATCATATCGGTTGTTAGTTTTTCAAACGTTTCAGGAGTCATTTTAACTTGGAAAATACAGCGTTTTTCTTCGAGCCATGCCAAGACAAAAAGGTTAGTCACGTCATCAAATCCCAGAGTCATTCTCAAAGAGTCATTATCGTTTTGAGCGATGTCTTCAATCATTGTTTCCTCCTAACGGTAAATGTAACTTGGCCTTCAAACTCGGAATTATTCCCATCTGGAATATTCACTGTGATTGAATGCTCATCGCCTTTGTCTTGCATGACCAAAGCGTGCTTTAAAAATGTGAACGTACCAGCAAGCCATTTATCGAATACTTGCCTTTGCTGATCGTCAGCAAATGGGATTTGATCTTCCATTAGTCCTCTATGAGTTTGAGTGTTACTGTCACCTTATTGGTGAGCGGATCGCCACCAAAATTTTTAGAACATTTAGCAAGGAAGTCATCAATCTTTGGGTCTGTGAAATCGGCCATAATCGGCTCGTAAACTTTCAATTTAGATGTCATTGATTTTTGACTATCTTTTATTTTAACAATTATTTCAGTCGCCATCTTGCCCCATTTGGTTATGTAAATCGTTCCAGTCTTCATCCCTTTCTTCTTCATTATCAAAGTAAAGAATTTCGTGTTGTTTATCTATAAAATCAATTCTAATACATTTATCGCCATTTTCAGCGGTAAAGCGTCCTACGCTTTTCACTTGCCTTGGGTTAACGGCATAATCACTTAAAGTAAAAAATTTCATGCTTTCACTATTTTGATTTCTATTGGGTATAAATCCTCAACCATTTTGCGCTTAGCAATGCTTAGAGCAGTGTCCTTGCCCTTTGTATCAATGAACTCAATATCTCCGTTCTCGTAAAAGACTACGAAGTCCACTACGTATTTAACTCCTCCAGGAAGGTGGAAGGGAGTTTGTCGAAGGAAGAATAGTATTTCTCCTGCTTTTTCCCTGAGTTTGAGTTGTGCGTAATAACGTGCTTCAAGGAGCGAAGGGAATTTGATTCCGTCAGATTCACAACGGACCGCTTTGAATTTATGGCGTTTGACTTTGTTTTTTTTCTTGTGCTCATTCAATTCCTCAAGATTCATAATTCTTTTTTTCATGCTTTTTAACATTGTTTTAAAATCTCCAGGAATTCGTTTTCATTAGATAAATTCAAAGATTTTATAACGTCTTTATATTCGTCATACCAATTGATTTTCTCTCGACTGAGAGCCGTTTCGTGCATCAATGCGAGCAATTTCATTTTGTTTTTACGAAGGAAATCACCTAATTTCAAATAAGAATTCATGGCTGTTTGATCTGAAATAAACCCATGATTGGCCAAAAACTCTAATGAATTCAATGCTTCATAAAAGATTTTGGTATTCGCTTCGTCTTGCAATTCAGCGATGCTAAGTTGTCTTTGTTTTCCCATCTTTCCTCGCTTTGATTGTGTCACGATAAGCCCGATGGTAACAAGCACCACAAAGACCCTTGGAATAATGCTTGCGGTCTGTGGTCTGGCAACACAAGCACGAGTCGAAACGCTGCGACCAAACGCCTTTTTTCCGAACTGTGATTGAAATTTCTGCCATTTTTTTTCTCACCTTGGTCTATGCTTGGAATGGTATATGAACGAAATATATATTGCGATGGTATTTTTCTTGAGTTAATATAATGTCGTTTGTTAATATTCAATCATATCAAAAGCAGCTCAGTGTGAGCGGTTTACGATGAAACAAAAAAGGCAGTGCGCTAACACTGCCTAAAAATACCAATAAACTATAGGAGTCATTATGACAACTTTTCTAAGTGAAGTCCAGCTAAACAAACTCGTTCCAAGCGTGTTTGCTACTGGTGGTGCAGCTCGTGTTTCTGAGAAATACGGTTTCATCCCCACAATTGAAGTGGTTCGCGGACTTG